ACTGTTGGAATGTTTATGACTATTTTTATCGGTGGTCCCATCTCTAGCATACTACCCTAATGGTCCGCCCACAAATCTATACCTAACCACACCATAAATAAAACTGAATATCGTCGTCGCTGAGGGGTAACTGGCAAAATCCAGTTGACACCCCTCTTTTTTCTTGGTAAAATATGTGAAAAGAATGCTCTCTCTATGAGTAAAAAATCCTTTAAGAATAAAAAGAATGATGAATGGGTGTTTGATGAAACCCCTGAAGTTCGTGCTGCTATTGCAAAACTGCATGAAGGTATTCGTCAACGTAAACTCAAAGAACAAGACGACAAATTTGGATACGATACTAGTGGAAAATGACTATTAAATTTATTGTTTTAAAATCTGGAGAGCAACTTATCTCCGATATTAAAGAAATGGCTGTCGGGGAAGAAGATGATCAAAAAGTTGTTGGTTACTTTCTTTACAGACCATGTATTGTTAAGATGAAAAATCCTGGAGTAATTGATCAGGAAAAAAGCAAAACTAAAGCAGGGTTTGAAGTAACTTTGATTCCTTGGCTTTCTTTAACACAAGATGAAGTTATTCCTATTCCCTCAGATTGGTTGGTGACTCTAGTAGAACCAGTTCCCCAACTTGCACAAATGTACACCGAAGATGTTTTAAATTATGGAAAAGACAATCAAAGCGATTCTGCTGACGAACAACCAGGTATTGGTATCACAAATTGATGAGGTTGCTGCCTCAGTGCCTGGAGAACCAGATTGCAAACTGACCAATCCTTTTCTTCTAGTAGAAGGTGGTATGTTAGAATCTTGGATGATGGATGCAACCAGAGAAGATGTCTTTATGATTAGTTCTGATAAGATTATCACTATCGTAGATCCGACTCCAACTCTAATCGAAAAGTATGAGGACCTGACTAAGTAATGGCACTATCTAAACAAACTCTTGATCATCTGTGTGATGCAGAATCTCATATTCGTGCTGCAATCAAATCTGCTGCAGTGAATGAGAAACCCATGGTTGTCAAACAACTTGCGGACTTGCTTCATGGACTTGAGCAATGTAAAAAGTTTGACGAAATTATGGACATGCTTGATAATAGAGAACCTGGATCTAATGGTATGTTTGGTTCCTTTTTTAATGACGACGACGAATGAAGTTTTACACTAATGTTCAATTAATTGGTAATCAATTCCTCGTTCGTGGAGTTGAGAATGGTAGAAGGTATGAGTTTAGGGATGAGTTTTTCCCTACTCTATTTGTTAAAAGTAAGAAAGATACTAAGTATAGAACATTAAGTGGAGAACCTGTAGAGAAGATTCATCCTGGCACAGTTCGTGAGTGCAGGGATTTCTATAAGAAGTATGATGATGTGCAGGGATTTGCCATTTATGGTAATGACCGATACATCTATCAATATATTTCAGAGAAGTATCCTCAAGATGAAATCAAGTTTGACATTAGTCAGATCAAACTTGTAACTATTGATATTGAGACTGCATCTGAAAGGGGATTCCCTGATGTAGAGTCTGCATCAGAAGAGATCCTTGCTATTACTATTCAGGACTATAATACAAAGAAGATTACCACTTGGGGTGTAAAACCTTTCTTCAATAAACAGGAGAATGTTACTTATTATCACTGTCCAACAGAGCAAGAACTACTAAGTCACTTCATCAATTTTTGGATGATGGATGTTCCTGATGTTGTGACTGGATGGAATATTCAGTTGTATGATATTCCATACATCTGTAAGCGCCTTAATAGAGTGCTTGGAGAGAAACTGATGAAGCGTTTTTCTAATTGGGGTCTTGTCACTGAAGGGGAGGTTTATATTCAAGGTAGAAAACAAACAACTTTTGATGTTGGTGGGTTGACTCAACTTGACTATCTTGACTTATATAAGAAGTTTACATATAAAGCACAAGAATCATATCGCCTTGACTACATAGCTGAAGTTGAGTTGGGTCAAAAGAAACTTGATCATTCTGAGTTTGAGACTTTTAAAGATTTTTATACTCATGGGTGGCAGAAGTATATTGAATATAATATTGTTGACGTAGAACTTGTTGACCGACTGGAAGACAAGATGAAGTTGATTGAACTTGCATTGACTATGGCATATGATGCCAAGGTGAATTATGCAGATGTGTTCTATCAGGTTCGCATGTGGGATAACATAATCTATAATTATCTGAAAAAGAGGGATATTGTTATTCCTCCAAAAATTCGTTCTGATAAAAACGAAAAGTATGCAGGTGCATATGTCAAGGAACCGATTCCGGGAAAGTATGATTGGGTTGTCAGTTTTGACCTTAACAGTCTATATCCTCATCTTATTATGCAGTACAACATCTCTCCAGAGACCTTACTTGATGAGAGACATCCAACAGCAACAGTTGATAAAATACTTGACGAAGAGATAAACTTTGAGTTGTATAAAGATAATGCAGTCTGTGCCAATGGTGCAATGTACCGCAAAGATGTTCGTGGGTTCCTACCAGAACTCATGGACAAGATGTATAATGAACGTGTAATCTTTAAGAAGCGAATGCTTCAGGCAAAGCAACAGTATGAAAAAACTCCAACTAAAACACTGGAGAAAGAGATTGCGCGGTGCAACAATATCCAGATGGCTAAGAAGATTTCACTCAACTCTGCTTATGGTGCTATCGGTAATCAGTATTTTAGGTACTATAAACTGGCCAATGCGGAGGCGATTACGCTTTCTGGTCAAGTCTCTATCCGTTGGATTGAGAGTAAGATGAACCAGTATCTAAATAAACTGTTGTCTACAACCGACGAGGACTACGTAATTGCATCTGACACAGATTCAATTTATCTTAATCTTGGACCTCTTGTTGATAAATTTCTTGCTAATAAGTCTAGCGACAAAGCAAAAGTTGTGGAGTTACTTGATATGGTCTGTAGTGACAAACTGGAACCGTACATCGATCAGTGTTACCAGAACTTGGCGGACTATGTATCGGCGTATGACCAGAAAATGCAAATGAAGCGTGAGAACATTGCTGATCGTGGTATTTGGACTGCGAAGAAGCGATACATTCTCAACGTGTGGGATAGTGAAGGTGTTCGATATGAAGAACCTAAACTTAAGATGATGGGTATTGAAGCAGTTAAATCATCTACACCTGCTCCTTGTAGGAAAATGATTAAAGATGCTTTACAATTGATGATGACTGGTACTGAAGATGATGTAATTCATTTTATTGATGAGTGTCGGGTTAATTTTAAAAATCTACCACCCGAACAGATATCATTTCCGCGTTCGGTATCGGATGTTGTAAAGTATAAATCGTCTTCGGACATTTACTCTAAGGGAACTCCTATTCATTGTCGTGGTGCATTGTTGTTTAATCACTATATTAAAAAGAACAAACTTGATAATAAGTATTCTCTTATCCAAAATGGAGAAAAGATTAAATTTTGTTATCTAAAGAAACCAAATATTATTCATGAGAATGTAATATCATTCATCCAAGAGTTCCCTAAAGAACTTAACCTTGACAAGTACATCGACTATGACTTACAATTTGAGAAGTCCTTTGTCGAACCACTGAAAGCAATTCTTGATGCGATTGGTTGGAATGTCGAAAAAACTGTAAACCTGGAATTATTTTTCTCCTAATGGACCTACCTATTAACGACAAAGAACTTGGTACTATTATTAGTGCTATGCGTCTCGGGGGAGATGCTGCCCTTTATCAAAAACTGAAAAGGATTAAGGATATCCGTGATGATAACCCAGGCGGACCTTACAAAAAAATTGCCCGTGAAGAATTTGGAATTGTTATTTAATGATTAAAGTAAAATATCAACTTAAAAAACATTCAAATACGACACTCTTTAAGTTCTTTAAAACTGAAGAACAGGTAGAGATATTTAAATCTCAAAACTCACATTATATTTTTGAATGATTTATGGATTTTTTAAAAGAAATAGTAAAAGAGATTGGAGATGACTATACCCAACTCGCATCAGACATCGACGACACAGAAACTTTCGTGGACACGGGTTCGTACATTTTTAACGGACTCGTTTCAGGTAGTATATTTGGTGGTTGTTCTGGGAATAAGATTACTGCCATTGCTGGGGAGTCTTCTACTGGCAAGACTTTCTTTAGTCTCGCTGTGGTTAAGAATTTTCTGGATAGTAATCCTGGTAGTTACTGTTTGTACTTTGACACTGAAGCAGCAGTTAATAAGTCTCTTCTTAAAAGTCGTGGCATTGATTTAAATCGATTGGTTGTTATCAATGTTGTTACGATCGAACAGTTTAGACAGAAGGCACTACAGGCAGTAGACATATACTTAAAAAAATCTGAAGAAGAACGCAAACCCTGTATGTTTGTGTTAGACTCTCTTGGTATGCTTTCCACAGAGAAGGAGATTCGTGATGCTCTAGACGACAAGCAAGTTAGGGACATGACCAAATCTCAACTTGTCAAGGGAGCA